AATAGTAATGTTACCATCAGTTACAGAAAGGTTTCCTGAATTAACAGTTAAACCACCAGCAGATCCTACGGTAACTCTTGTTACATTGTTAGTAGCAACAGTAAACGAACTTGCGTTACTTGTTCCTAAAGCTTGTGCTCCTGCGTTTAAAGATCCTTCTTTTCGCATATACTCGGACGAAAGCGAACCACTACTTACATAGCCGCCTAAAGCACTGTTTAGCACACCTTGTGTAATGATTTCATTATCAGCAATAGGAGTGGTAGCATCTGAAGCAGCACCTACAAGCCATGCTTTTCCACTAGCTGGTACTCTAAAGACTAGATCACCAATAGCAGTTGGAGCTGTAGCAGATGTTTGTCGGTTAATACTTGTAGTACTGCTGGCTGCACCAAGTGAGATCTTACCTTCGCTATTTAGGAGAGTTAGTGTAGAGGGCGAGTTGATTGTAACATTGCCAACCAGTGTAGTTGCTCCGTCTACATTTAAAGCACCACCAACATCCAATGGAGATTGAACATTTACAACACCAGCTCCATTAGGAGCTAGATTGATATTTCCATTAGTATCAGTACTAATGATTGTATTATTGGTACTGCCAAAAGTTAGATTCTTAGCAGTAACAGAACCAAAAGTTGGGGTAGCTGCTGTATGGATTGCTTGTGGTAGCGACAGTGTAACTGCTCCAGTTGAAGCTGAAACATTTACTTGATCTGCAGTACCAGCAAGTGAAGTTACACCAGAGTTAGCAATAGTAAATGAATCTGAACTAGCATTTGGTGTTAGTGTAATACCAGAACCTTGACTAATAGTTAAAGTATCAGTTGAGCTATCAGCAACTAAATTAGTACCAGCAACAGCAACAGTTCCAAAAGTATTTGGAGGTGTTGCAGTATTGGTAATAGTGATTGTCTTAGTGCTATCATCACCAGTAAGACTAATACCAGAACCAGCACTTAAAGTTAGATTAGTGCTGTTGGTGTTTGCTGTTACTCCAGTACCACCAGCAGTGACAGTCTTAAAGATATTCTGAGAAGAACCACGATCTGAGTTGGTAACAGTAAATGTTGTACCTTCACCCGCACTACCACTAAGGGAAATACCCGTACCAGCACTAACGGAAGCAACATAGTTACCTGTAGTATGAGTACCAAGGGTAATTGAGTTTGCAGCTGGCGATGTGTCTAGTGTAACATTACTGCTACCATTAAATGAAACAGCGGAAGCAGTTACAGCACCAGTAATACTAAAGGTACGGCTATTTTGAAGAGTAGTAGCTGTCGCTGCGTTATCACCAATGAATGCAATAGTTTTAGTTGTACCTGAACTACGGAACTTTAGAATTCCGTTGTTGTGCCAAAGATCTCCATCCACAAGAGTAGATGGATCTAAAGCAGCTGAAGGAAGAAGCATACTTGCTCTTCCAGAAGCAGGAGCAACAAAAGACAATTTATCTGTCATTTGCTGTGTACCGTCTAGTAACATACTAGCTAGTCTTAGTGTGTTTACAGATTTAGCTGAAGCAACTTTATTAGAATTATTCGAAATTATACTATCTGTTAAATCTACACTAGCGAAACCATCGGGGTTAATAGCAAGACCAGTACCTTGCTTAATACCACCAATCTGAGAAGTAGTTGCTCGTTTAAGTGAAATAGCACCAAGACCATCTACATTAATACCACCATCGTTACCAGCAGCAATAGATACAAGACCAGTAGAACTTGTGGTTGCTGTAGCACCTGAAACAAGACGAGACAATCCAAAGTTTCTTGTTACAAGATTTCCTGAAGGAGTTGTTCCGGTTGTTAACCAAATGTTTAGAACTTTATTAGCTCCTGATGTATCTAACCAGAAATAACCATCATGGACTGTAGGACTACCGCCACCAACAGCAGCTGCTGAGTAAGGAACAAAAGTCTTTGTAACTGAATCAGCTTCAAGCAAAATCATAAAGCTATTAACAGCACCAAGATCAGTAAAGGTTCTTTGATATCTATCAAAGCCTGTTAGATGACCTGATGTTTTTGACAAGGCTGACCAAGCATCTCTATAGATCTGTGGTGTTGTAGAACCAATTAATGTTGTTCCGGGTGTTAAAACTAGGTTTTGAATAAAACCATAGTTAACAGCGTCATTTTCTCCTATGCTAGCAGAAGCGCGCATTGTCATATTTGTAATAGGTGTAGTAGCTGCGCTGATTACACCACCAGATACAACAAGAGCATTTGCTTCAAGATAGTTTTTAGTTACAACATCCTGTGCATTTGCGGGATCTAGGACATTAGCAATTCTTCTATTAGTACCGTTGTTTGCTGTGTAAACTGAATTAACAGAGTCCCAAGCTAAAGCATTGTTAGTTACAACACTAGTTGGAATTCTTCCAGCATCAAAAGTACCTGTTGTAATCTTAGCAGCATCCAAAGAAGGGATGTCTGTTGATGTTAGATTTCTAGGTGTAATAGAAGATACTCTTCCTTTATTATCAGTTACAATAGTAAGAGCTGGTTGAGTATCTCCATATGTTCCTGCTGTTCCTGTATTTGGAAGAGAGTTAACAGGTAGTTCAAACGAACCGGGAGTTCCTGCATCAATTCTTTCTAAAGGAATATTATTTGGAATGAAGGTAAGAGGGATAGTTCCTTGACCCGGTGTTGTTGTATCTAACTTAGCAAATAGAATAGAACCGTTTGCAATAGCATCTTTTGGTAATGTATAACCTTGAGATAAAGCTTGACTTAGTTTAGTTAGTGGAATACCATTAGGCAGATCATCATAACCCATGCTACGATGAGTAATAGATGTTACACGACCCTTAGCATCATAAGTAACTCGTAACATATTGTTAGAGTTATTTGCTGTATTTTGACCGTATGTTCCTGCTCCAGTTACATCTGTTGCTGGTAGATCATTTACTGCTATACTGCGATGAAAAGCACCAGTAATAATACCTTTATCATCGACAGTAAAGCGTGTAAGCGTATTTGTTCCAGTGCCGGATTCAGCACCATAAGTGCCACTTGTGACACCGGAGGTAGGTAAATCAGCATTTGAGAGACTTCTTTGGCTCGCTGCAGTAAGTCTACCCTTAGCATCTACAGTAAACGACACCATGTTATTGGAGTTGTTAGCTGTTGATTGGCCGTAGGTTTGTGCATTTACAGTTGTATTTGGTAAATCATCAGTACTTAGATTACGGTGGTTAAGGGCAGTTACTCGTCCCTTGGCATCGACCGTCATGTATACCATGTTATTGGTATTAGATGGTGTGTTTGTACCGTATGTTCCTTCTGATACACCGGAAGTACTTAGATATTCTGCTGGTAAAGTAAAAGCCTGACCTGAAGTAGTACTAAGTTTTGTAAGAGGAATGTTTGAAAGAACATCGTTGGTTAATGTTCCTGTTGAAATATTAGTTGCATTCTTTACTTGACCAAAAGTAGCAGCATCAGTATCATCAGTACCATTAGCTAGATTAATAATCTTTCGGTTTGTTAACGCACCGGGAAATTCACCAGTAAGATCAGCTGCTCTAGCTGAGAAGTTACCTGTAAAAGAAACTGCTGTACTTTCAACACCTTCTCTATGTAAAGTTCCAAAGTATAAAGCTTCTGCTAACCTAGAATGGTTTACAGCAAACTCAGCACCGGGTACGATAACATTACCAGATTCAAAAGGATATCCAACTACTGTTTCAATATCCTTAAGAGAAGGGCTGTTTAAGTTTTTAATAAACCGACCACTCATTCTTAGGTCTGTATTACCTAAGAAGGGACCGTCGATTGCGTTTTCATCGTACTTTAGAATAACTTCATTGCGAAGTCGTGACATTAACTCTTGAACAATAAACTTAAGCTGATCGAACTGTAAGTTAAGTTGTGTTGTTGTTAGTCTAGTACCGGGAGCAAAGGTTACAATGCTTTCCTTAGAAAGAGTTTTTCTACGGATAATAACAATGTCTGGTTCTCTAACTACTTGCTGAGATCCTGATGCTCCGGGTGGAGTATATTCAAAGGTTGTGGTTTGAAATTGTAAAGTATCTGGAATATCAACGCGCTGTGATACTTCAACACCAGAAACACCTTCAGTAAAATAAGTACGAGACTCTGGGAAATATTTTCCATTATCATCAACAGTATCTGAAGGAATGCTAATAGACATTCTCTTGGTCTGTGGGTTGATTGTATACCAACCTTTAGGCAAGATAAACATATTGCGTCTATCAGCAAGAGTAAAGACTACAGTATCAAACTTACTATCAATACCCGTATCAAAGATACGCTCAACTTCGATCTGATCCTCATAAGGAACATTAGGAAGAAAGGTAATTGTACCTAAATCAAAATCATTAGCTGCAACGGCAGCCGAACCAGTTATTGTACGGGCATCATAAATGATAGATGTCTCTACAATATTAATATTGTCGTATATATTTGACATTCAAATCTCCATTAAGTATCTATTGTTGTATACTTCTGTTTGAACTTACCCTTAAATTCCATGTTGGTAATGTTAACAGGAGTGGGGTATTCACTGCTAATTGTAATCACAGTTGAATCTGAATATCCCATAATCTTTGTCATAAACTCCCCTTGCTCTTGGAATATCTCAAGAGGTAAAGTATCTTCATAAATAGTATACTCAGGTCTAGTAGGAACATAGCTTGTTGTGAACGCAGGCCGACCTCTGTGAGTTACTTCAATATCATATGGGCCAGTGAAATAATGGCGGAATACCGCACTACGGATATTTAAGACACCGTCAATAATGTTGTTATTTTCATCCCGAACAAACAGAGTGCTTAGTTCTACACGCATCTTAAACTTTAATCCGATATAAACATAATAGCCATGTAGCGAATAATTAGCACCTAGGGTAGTGATCTCAGTATATTTATTTCCGCTATCGTCTATAATATTAGTTACGGTATAGGGTTGTATAGCAACATTACTTAGATCTTCTTCGGGTGTTTGCCAACCTTTAAATAGAACAACAAAGTATTCAGATGTTTCTGTTACATCAGAATGTCCGGGGATTCTAAACTTGGTCATTGTAGTGTATGGATCATAAGTAGCATTCCAATTTGTTGGTTGTTCTAAACTACTGATGATTTTCATTTTAAACATACGATCAAGACGAGGAACATACACATCTTCATTTATCATTAAGTTTCTATATAAGTAGTAAACATAATTAGAAGAACCCGCAGTTTCTGCGCGTTTACTTACTACATACATGTAGTTATCAAAGCACTGTAAAGACTGGATAGAATCACCCTCTGCTAGTATATGACGATAGAATGAGTTTTGAATTACTCTATCGCCGCTGAATCTATTGATATAACCATAGATATAGTTGGGCTGATCGTCGTCTACAAACAAGAGTGTGTCTTGTGCGGGGGCTGTAGCAGCAGCTCTGTACTTGCGTGGTAGATAACCAGCGGCTTGGCTGGATACTTCCACGGCTGAAGCAAAGCCCATGCTGCCTTTGCCTGTGAACAGGAATAGACGCTGTGAATCAAAGAAGTATAGTCGTGATCCAATGAACTGAGGATCAAGAATAGGTGCAGTAGAGTAATAGGTTACTGGAGCTACTGCGACATTGCTTGGTGAAATCTCAGCATCAGAGGCACCAGCCAACTGGAACTGCGTGTTGGCTTTTGTATTGATAAACATGTAATCTTCAAACGGAGTCATGCTTGTAATTTCACAATAGTTGTTTGAAGAGACACGAATATCAATAGGATCTGTAGTTACAATATTAGAAGGATCGTCATAGAATAGGTTTTCATATTCACCCATCTGTGATGAGAATACAACATCGTCTGCAGCAAACCAAAGTCTATCTTTGAATACTGCAATACTTGTAATTGGTACTTGTCTTAGAGATTTTCTATCAACAGTCTTAAAGATACTTGGACCGGGATTGGATCGTTTGTCTCCGCTAGTTCTAGCGGTCCACTTGATTGGCTCCATTTTCCACGAAGTTACATTAGAAGCATTGATTGTTACCACAAGTTTTTGTGGCATTCTTCGGGGATCAATATAAGAATGCTCATCTGGTGTTCTTACTTTTTGAAGATAAGGGCGACCATCGGTTGTAATTTCTGTAGTGTGTGTAACACCACCCGTTGTTCCGCTTGTCTTATAGATTCCTTTAGTAGAATCATTTGGATCATAGTAAAACTTCTGATCTGTTGGGTTCCAAGAAATAACTCTATAAAAACCAGAGGTAGTGTTTAAATATGGATTGACCATAAAGAAAATCTTACCACGACCGTCAATAATGTTATTTAGATTTGTATCAGCATCATACAAAGATCTAAGCATTTGTCTTGCTTTGATATCTGTAGTCGCAGTTAGTTTTGAGTTATTGCTGTACCAATCGTCTGCTTCTGGTGGTAACTTTACTTCAGAAAGATCATCTACCTTTTGACCAAGGTATTGTTTATCGGACTCAAAATAAAAGTAATCATCTACTGAAATATAATCAGCAGTAGGAATAGCGATTGAGTAAGTTGTAGTTGCATTAGGATGAGTAGCAGTAGGCCATGCAGTAACAAGAGCTTCTCTTGAAGAACCAATATAATCATTAATTTGAACAGCAGTTGGATGAGCACCAGCTCCGCTAGTTAAAGTAATGTACATGTTATTATAAGCATCATCAACATCAGAAGCTGTAGTAGCTAACTGAATTTTTCCAGACGCACCACCTTGTGCTAATCCTGTGACTACACCGGGTTTCCATCCGAGAAGAATGTCATCGGCTGTTGCTGGCTTTAGGTCATCACCAGTATCATATACTTTCATTACTTTAGCTGCAGTGTAATAAGTAAGCTTACGACCTTCGATATCATCAGTAACTGTGATATCTCCATTTAGATCGTAGAGCTTACCACCAACATCAGAACTAAATCCAGCTCGTACATTCTTGTTTAGAATGACAATGCTTGATCCCAACGATACAGCTTTAAGAGATTCTTTGGCTGTCTTATTGTTTGGGTTATGCGTAATGTAGGCTCTAGTTACCATGCTAACAACACCACTAGCTTCTGTCTGTGTGGCTGGAGTCAGATCTTCCCATGATCCTGTAGGGAATACACGGAAGATATAGAATAACTTATCACCATCTGCGGTAGCATTAAAATCTACAACAACTAAAAAGGTATTGTCTTCGTTAATGCTGTACCAATAAAACCATAAGTCATGGGATGGATCAACATTAGCCAGTGCATATAAATCAAGGCGAGTTGCGTCTAAAGAAAGATCCCACTCTGTTGCTGTGGTTACAGACTTTTGGGGAACGATCTCAAAGCCGGGTCGCTTTTCAAAGTTACGCTCAAGAGATACAAGAGCATTGTCAATGTTCTGTGCCTCATTGGGCTGTCTTCTATTTGGGGACTGTCGCCCTACGCTGTTTAAGGTATAGACTGGAATCTTAGTTGTTACTAAGCCAGCCCGTGGTCCTCTTCTTCGTATTGCCATTAAATACCTCTGGTACGCCAGTACCTAAATCTGTTTGGATCACTGAAGTAACGAGAGCGCATTGCTGCATCTCTTAGAATACTTGAGGATGAGAAGATATTTTTCTTCTTATCATTTACATCCGATGCTTTGCCCTTGATATTGTGGAGCTGCTCTTGGTATCCCAAGAAAGCATCGGTTGCTTCGTCACCTTGGGTAATGCTTTGGTAATGACGCATAGCTGTAGCAAGGATAGCTCGCTGTGCTGTTGTCTCCAGATTCTCCCAAGGGAGTTTCATAGTAAACTCAACATAATAAGGACCAGACTGATACTTCCAAATATCAGTATCATCTGTAATATTCCATAGTCTAGCTGGGGATGAATTAAATAAACCTCTTGCTCTGATGATCTGCATACCATCTGCAGCAAAGTGGTTTGAAACTAACTCAACCGCTAGAATACCTTCTTCATCTGTGTCTGCTGTGGGAAATACAATACGACCATCGGCGGTCAGTTCATACTTTTTAACAAACTTATTTGAAGCAAGACCTCTCAACTGATAGTCAAGACTGGTCTGCTCTAGAATTGTATCAGCAATTCCGGTGTCAATACCGGACTCACCTTCTAGGTCGGCTACAAGGTTTTCACCTGAAGCCAACAGCATTTGGTTAATTGCCTGTAACTTAGTAATTAAGCCCATATAGCCTCCTTAGAAAAAAAACCACCCGGCCCCCACTTAAGGGAGCCGGGGGTAGATAATGATCACCTCCTCTTCAAGCTAGGTTAGTAAACAAACTAATCCTCCCTTCAGAAGTAGATACGATCATTATTATGCAGTTACAGCGTACTCTGCAGCAAAACCATTTGTTAGGTTGCTGCCGTTGTCTAGAGCAGAGAATAGCTCAGTTCTTGCATCTAAGTCAGTTGAAGTGGTAGCTCCTACAAGAGCCTTGCAAAGCTCTGGACGAAGAATACCAGTACCCTTCATCATGCTTGCAACGGTAAACTGAGTGTTGCGACGAACATCCTGTACGGTATCAACCTTCATGCCCATAAGTGATAGACCAGCAATAGCAGCTGGCTGGAAGATAATACCATGTAGCTTAATGGTATCAGCTTTTAGGTTATACTTAGAGCCACCAATATAAGTTGAGGCAGAAGCATTGTAGTTAGTACGGGGAAGGTGATTGCTCTTGATGATCTTGACACCCATGTAATCAAGGCTGTCCATCATGCTGTTCATGCCCTCTGAAAGTGGAGCACCATTACCACCAAAGTTATCTGAAGCACCAAATAGTGGGCTGTTTGTAAACTTATCGTTAGCGCGGGGAATACCAAGAGAACGAATGACTTGGAAGACCTTTGGAGTAACTACGCAGTAAACATTCTCAACAGGGAAATCATTTTCCTGCATCTGAACAATGTAGTTCTCGATTTGAGCTAGGATGTTTAGACCTACAGTATCATCAGCAGCTGATGGTGCGTTAGCAGAGACTACACCGGGAGCTGGCATGCTATCAACTGTAAGACCACGGGGATCGTTAGCAAGAGGTGGTAGAGCACAAGCAGCCAAGAGAGCGACAGCGAGCTGACGATCACGGGTGTTGGCAAGAGTTAGACCAGCCTGACGAGCTAGCTCTGAGCGGTAATCCCACTGAGTAACGAGCAAGTCAACATTGTCTGTCTCAAAGTGTGCGGCCATAGGACGCTTATCAAGGTTTACCTTGAAAGTAGTGGAGGTAGAGCTACCACCACCAAGCTCTTCACCAGCATCCCATGCTGCGTTTAGAGCAATAGTGCCAGTAACGGGGAACTCGTAAGAGTAACCACCAGAAAGAGACTTAGTAGTAATCATGTTTTCAAACATGTTGTACTGATCATAAGCGTTGATTACTTCGCCAGACCAGAGGGGTAGCCAGAGCTTGTTAGCTCCTGCTACACCGCCAGCGGGTGCGTCACCAAGACCAGTGCGGTTTAATGCAAAATCATTAGCAGATGTAAAACTATCAGCTGGAAAAGCCATGTGTTTATTCCTTTTATAAGTAGACTAAAATTTGAGACAATAATAGAAAGCTCAATCGTTCGATTGTTCCTAAAGGAGTCTACTTGCTTGAGTGAGTTCAGCCAAGGGCCATCCATTACCACGCGGGGGGATTTGCCCAGAGGCTGTCCTCAGTCAATCCGCTGTCTCAGGTGCGGATTATTTGGGTAGTTTTGTAAAATCAGTTCTTAACATTCTCTGTTCTACATAATTGCGGAACTTTGGATCGTTATTGAACTTTGGGTTGTTGCGCTCAGCCATGAACTCTCGCTTAGTTTGGTAAGCGGTAACGCTCTGCTGAGTGCTAGCAATGGGTACTTGACCCTTTGCTGTCTGCTTGGGTTCTGCTGCCTTGCTTGTGCCAGTAGCCTTAGCATACTTAGCTTGCAAGCCATAGAGCGCAATGTCCCAAGCGGGTGAAGCGAGGTTCTGATTAATAGAATTCTGTTCGGCCTGAGTTAGATTCTTGCTAGCCCAATCAAACATCTTGGCAAGTTGATCCTTGCCACCGATGAGATCAGCTGCTTTAGAATAAGCAATCTCAAGCTTTGCCTTCTGGCCGATCATATATTCATTGATGATCGACTCAGGAAGGTTAGTCTTCTTCTTGATCGTATCCAAAGTCTCAGGAGAGAGATCATTATTGGTGGCGAACTCAACGGTCCACTGCTTCCAATCATCCTCGGTTGCAACCTGTGGTTCAATCGCGGGTGTCTCTTCTACCTTCTTCTCTGGAATCTTCAGTACCTCTGGTACGACAGGGATTTCTTCCTTGGTAGGAGCAGCCTCCTGCTTGACTGGGTTTGCTGTAGAGGGGGTCTGCTCATACTTCTTCTTCAGATCAGCTACCTCTTGCCGTGACTTGGTATATTCCTTCTGGGCATTCTTGAGGCTTTCAAACCAAGCACCAGCGTCCTTGAAATTTTCAGGAACTGTCATGCCTTGGTTTCTTACATACGCATCAAATGCTGCCTTCTCACGGGAGAGAATAGCGTCTTCTGCTGTCGATGTAAGAGATTGTTCCTGTGATACTACTGGAGTCTCGGAGGATTGTTCCATCATATCGGGAGTCTCTTCATTCATAGTGTGTGTCTTTCGTTAGGGTTTAAAAAATCAATACATCTTCTTGGCTGGCTTCTTAGCTGCCATCTTCTTCTTAGCGGCTGGCTT